CTATAATGGTAGAGCTTTATGTGAAAATAATAAACCAGGTTTTATTAATTACATGAGATCTAAGAAAAGACAAAAGTATTTGGTATTTAAAGATGAGATGATTTTTGATAAAGAGCTGGATATTAAATTAAGTGGTAATGAAAGGTACGGGGTTACTATGACACCTAGGCTTTGGAAAGTTCTTTTAGAGTATGCAGTAAACTCATTGTCAGAGGTTATGTATGAAAAAAGAGATCAAGAAGGCAATGTTACAAAAATACATTATGGTGTAGAAAGAATAACTGACCCTATGATTCTTAAAGAGATGCAGGTGTACCAACCAAGTCTAAATGCTGACCGACTTATTTCATATGCATTATTAATAGCTTATGTAAAGATACTCCAGGCAAGTGGTAGAATGAAGAAGAAAATAGAGAGAACAAATGATAAGTTGGAAAGTCCGTCAAAAATGGTTAGTTTTAAAGGGGGAGATAGACCTATGTTTAAAAACATGGGTAGAGGTAGTAATGGTAATATGTTACAAGCTAAACGTAATCCGTTTAAAAATATTAGATAAAATTATAAAGCTATTTATATATGGCAGTTTTAAATGCAATTCAGTTACAAAAAGGAGCTAAGGTTGAACCATTGTATGGTAAGACCCTTGGGGGAATTTATCAACCCTATCAAATGCTTCCTCAAAGTGAGAAAGACCAGCAGTGGTGTGCACAGGTAATGGATTATATTGAGTGGACTGGCATGAGGCAACTTAAAAGAGTATCAGGTAAGATGCTTAAAAACTATAAGTTGGCCAATGCCCAGATAGAAAAGAGTGATTATATAATAGCTGAAACTGATTACTCAGAAGTTATTGAACCTCTTATTAAAGAAGATGTTTCTGCTCTTGAATTAAAGTTTTACCCAATTATTCCTACAGTTGTTGATGTACTTACCAATGAGTTTTCAAAAAGGTACTCACGTATAACTTTTGAGGCAAAAGATGAAAAGAGTGCAAATGAAATGCTTGATGAGAAGTACAAAGATGTAGAAAAAGTACTTATTCAAAAAGCTACTTTAATGCAACAGGCTAAGTTGCAGGAAATGGGTGTACAACCTGATTCCGATCAAGGTAAACAAATGATGGACCCCGCTACTATTAAAAGTTTACCACAGATACAAGAGTTCTATAGTAAAGATTATAGGTCTATGTATGCTGAATGGGCTGAACATCAAATGTCAGTTGATAATGACAGATTTTCAATGCCGGAGTTAGAACGTCAGAACTTCAGAAACTCTCTAATAACAGATCGGGAGTACTGGCATTTTGTAATGAAAGAGGACGATTATGAAATAGAAACATGGAATCCTACACAAACATTTTACAGAAAGAGCCCAAATGTTAGATATATGTCAGATGCTGCATGGGTGGGTATGATCACCCTTATGACAGTACCTGAAGTAATAGATAAGTACGGTTGGATGATGAGCCAGGAGCAGATGGAAACCCTAAACTCACTATACCCAGTAAGAGGAGCAATGTATACTCAAACTGGTATAGGTAATGAGAGTGGTGCGTTTTATGATCCTACAATGTCTTATGAATGGAATACCCAAGGTCCTGGTGTAGGTATGAGGCAGTTTATGAGTGCCTACAATACACACAAGACTAATGGTGATATCATCCGTTGGATACTTGATGAGAATGAGGATCTTCAGGATACTGATTCTGCATACCTGGTAAGGGTTGCTACTATTTATTGGAAGACACAGAGGCTTATGGGGCATCTTACTAAAACAGATGAGAATGGTCAAGTGATACAAGAAATAGTTGATGAGTCATATAAAATAACAGATAAACCATTATATAACACTCTTGTTTTTAAGGAGAAGAGTAAAGACAACTTAATCTTTGGAGAGCATATAGACTGGTTTTGGATAAATGAATCTTGGGGAGGTTATAAACTGGGGCCTAATATTCCTGGTTTTATTGGCATGAACAACCCTTCAGGTTTTGCTCCTATGTATGTAGGTATGACAGGTGGTATACCAGGTCGCATTAAGTATCAGTTTAAAGGTAGTAAGACAACATGGGGTTGTAAATTACCAGTAGAAGGCAGGGTGTTTAATGACTACAATACCCAAAGCAAATCTCTTGTAGACAGATTAAAACCATACCAGATAGGTTATAACATGGTGCTTAACCAGATACAAGATATACAAATAGATGAACTGGGTACCATTATTGTTTTTGACCAAAGGACACTTCCAAAGAACTCAATGGGTGAAGATTGGGGTGAAAACAATATACAGAAAGCTTATCTGGCAGCTAAGAATTTTTCCATGATACCTGTAGATACATCTATTATTAATACTGAAACGGCTATACAACACATGCCTTTTCAAAAGATAGATATGAGTCAGCATGAACGTATCATGAGTAAGATTAAACAAGCTCAATGGATAAAAGAAGAGGCATTGTCTTCTATAGGTCTTAACCCCCAAAGGATGGGGACTCCTATAGATAAATCTGAAACTGCTACAGGTATAGAACAAGCTATTGCAGCTTCTTATGCACAAACAGAACAGTACTTTGTACAACACTCAGATGAACTAATGCCCAGAGTTCACCAAATGAGAACAGACCTTGCCCAATACTATCAGTCAACTAATCCTTCAATACGTCTACAGTATATTACAAAAGATGATGAGAAGGTAATGTTTCTTCTTAACGGTGAAGAATTACTAGGTAGAGATATAAATGTTACATGTCGTACAAGAATAGGCATGAGAAACATTCTTGAAAACATTAAACAAATGATGCTCAAAGATAATACTACCGGTACTACTTTGTGGGATAGGATAAGAACAATCAAAGCTGATGACATGGTTGACCTTGAAACAGGTCTTAAAGCTATGGAAGCTCGTCACGAAAAAGAACAGCAGGAAAAAGCTCAACAAGAACAGGAAGCACAAAAAGCTGAACAAGAACATCAAATGCAGATGCAGGAAAAAGCTCAACAGTTCAAAGCAGAAGAAGCTCAAAAAGACAGAGATGCTCATATTGAAGAAGCTGAAATTAGAGCTGCAGGTTTTTCTGGTTCAGTTGATCTTAACCAAAATAAACAAAATGACTATATGGATAATCTTAAGTTTATTCAGGGTCAACAAGAACATACTGAAAAAATGAATCTTGAAAGAGATAAACATTTAACTAATACAAGACTTAAAGAAACTGATCAGCAAATACAACAACAAAAGATACGTGAAGAGGCAAAACGTACCAATGCTGAAATACAGGTAGCAAAGATTAATCATAAATTGAAAGAGAAAAATAAGAAGAGCTAAAGAGTGCATTTTTCTAAACATAGAATGTTTTTTCTTTGGATTTATGGTGTATATTCATATTAGGAACCAACAAATAAAATATAAATGGAAACAACAGTAACTAATGAGGTTGTAGACCTTGATAAGTTGTTCCCTGGAATAGATACTTCAGATGTACTTACATCAAAAGTACCTAGCATATTAAGTAACGATAAGGATATGTCGTTTCTTGATAAACCAGGGGCAGTAAAATTAGATGCACCTGCAGTTAAAGGTGGAGATGAAACAAAAAAAGAAGGTATACCTGTACCACCAGTAGATGAAGCAGAGGCAGATAAAATTCTGAACTCTATTGGAAAAGATGAAGATGATGAAGAAATAGATAATAACAGTTCTACTTCATCCGGAACAGGAAGACCAAAATCAGATAAGAATGCACTAAGTTCTTATTTGAAAGAAAAGATAGAGGCAGGTGAGTTTTCTGCTTTTGAGGACTGGGATGAAAAGAAACAGACTCTTGATGAGTATCTTTCAAAACAACCAGAAAAAACCTTACATCAGATGCTTGATGCAAACTGGGAATCTAAAGAAAGAGAACTTCTTGAGAGGACACCAGTAGAGTTCTTTGAAGCGTTACCTGAAGAGCTGCAATATGCTGCAAGGTATGCAATGGAAGGTGGAACAGATATGAAAAGTTTGTTTGCTGCATTAGCAAGGGTTGAGCAGGTAAGAGAGCTAGATCCTGAAGATGAAGATGGTCAGGTTGTAATAGCCAGGAACTATCTACAAGCAACACAGTTTGGTACTCAGGAAGAGATAGAAGATGAAATCTCTAACTGGAAAGAAAACAATAGGCTTGAAAAAAAAGCTAAAGATTTTAAACCAAAGCTGGATGCAATGCAGAAAGAGCAAGTTGAATACCAACTTGCACAACAGGCACAGTTCAACCAACAGCAAAGGCAAGCTGCTCAGATGTATGTTGCTAATGTTGGACAAGCTCTTCAAAAAGGAGACATAGGTGGTATAAAGCTTGATAGAAAAACACAGGCAATGCTCTATGATGGGTTAACTAATGTAGCATATCCTAGTGCATCAGGTAAAGCAACAAACCTTTTGGGACATATGTTAGATCGTATCCAATATGTTGAACCAAACTTTGAACTACTGGCCGAAGTAACTTATTTACTTGCTGACCCTAATGGTTACAAGAACAGTATACGACAACAAGGAAAAAATGTTGCTACTACTGAAATAGCTAAGAAGTTAAAGTCAGAGCAAATGAATAACGGTAATGGAACAGGAGGTTATGACCCTGACGATGTAGAAACTACATCAACTAAAAGAAAATTAAGTAAACCAAAGAATCTTTTTGAACGATAAACAATTTTGTAAACAAATAAAATAGATAAATAAAAATGAGCACTCCAGTTTTAAACAACGGTATTGCCCTTCGTGATAACGTATATGAGATAGGTTCAAACTATGACTCCTATCACCTGTACAATATGATGAAGGATGCAAAACCCACAGACTTAGGCCCTATTGAGTTTTGGGCAAACACGCAGGTTGCACAGATGCCCCTGTATGCATTTTCTAACTTTGGTAAAGGTAATACCATAGATGTAGATGATCCAAGGGGTCGTTACACATGGCAGACACCAGTTGCTAATGATCTTCCTCAGATCACTCGTGACATTGACCCAAGTGATACTAAAAAGGGTATTGCGGAAAAATCATTCCGTATTGTTATGAACCGTAGGGAATATGGTCATACAGCCGTTCTTACTTTTGACAAATATCGTGGGCTGGAGTTCCGTGTAACTGAAGATCCGATTATATCAATGGGTAATAATGAGTATGTATACACATGTAAACTTATCAATAACAACTCTGCTGCTTATCTGGATAACAAATATCTGGTACCTGGTACTAAGGTGTTCCGTGTAACTTCAGGTCGTGGTGAGTATGGTGAAAGGTGGGATGATGTTGTATCTCGTGCAGGTTACAGGGAGTTCTATAACATCCTTGGTAATGCAGAAGCCAATGCTTCTTACCACATCAGCCAGAAAGCTGACTCAATGATGAGGAATGGTCAGAATACAGGTGGTATACCGGTAACTGAAATTTGGAAAGTTAATGACCCATCTCTTCGTGCAGACCCATCCCTTCGTACACTGGAAGATATCTCTACTCGTCTTGGACAGGTAGGTATGCTAAAAGCAATGAAAGAAGGCCAGATCAGTAAAGCGTTTATTACTGAAATTGAACGTCAGGCTATCAAGAAAGTAACAACTGATCTTGAAACATACCTGATGTGGGGTAAAGGTGGTCGTGTTCAGCAGGATGGTCCTGATGATCTGCGATTCTCTACAGGTCTTTGGATACAGTCTGATAATGGTTATAAGAAAGTTTACAACATTGGTACATTCAGTACAGACATGTTTAACTCTGAAATCTATAACTACTATGTAGGTAAGGTAAACTTTGAAGGTCCTGATCCTAAGAGGAAGCTAATTGTTCAGACTGGTATGGCAGGTATGCAACAGATGAATAGGGCTATTCAGCAGTTTGCAATCAACTCAGGTCTGGTACAGAATGCACATGAACTGGGTGCAATCAAGGGTGAAGCTCTTGATCTGGATTTTGGATATGCATTTACTTCATATACCATACCATTCCTTGCAAACCTGAAGTTTGTTATCAACCCTGCATTTGATAATGTGGAAGCAAATAACATTGAAAACCCAATTATCAATGGTTTCCGTTTGTCATCATACTCTTATATCATATTTGATGTAACAGATCGTGGTACAGATAACATCAAGATGTTGCGTGACAAGTTTGATCACGAGTTCCACTGGATGTATCAAAACGGTACTGCTGACTATATGGGTCGTACTAAGGGCTTCCAGTCATCTGGTGACTTTAATGGCTACAAGGTGAAGATGTTCCAGAAACAAGGTGCACTTGTGGTTATGGACCCGACCAGGTTACTCAAGATAGTTGCAAAGAATCCTATTACAGGATATTCATTATAAGCTATCATAGGTCATATAGAAAGCACTACTCAAAAGGTAGTGCTTTTCTTTTGCCTAAAATAAATACGGAGCTTTGATAGTTTTATCTTACCTTTGTTGTATGAAAAACACATACACGGAAGATCAGAAGCAAGGAATACTATTCCTCTACAAGAACGGAATGTCTGTAAAGAATATAGGCAGGAGTGTAGGACTCGGCAGGAAAGCTATCTTCAACTTCATAGAAAAGAACGTTCCTAATAAGAGAAGCAAGTCTGAGGGTCAAAGAGCCAGACACGGAACCTTTATCAAAGAGGATGCTTTTGATATACTTTCCCCGGAGGCTTTGTATTGGATAGGATTCCTGTATGCAGATGGTGGAATTGAGGCAGCACGACCTATTGTATCACTTGGAATAAGCGAAGAGGATAAACCACATCTTGAGAAGTACAATCAGTTCCTCGGAGGAAAGTTAAACATAGGAACCTATACGGTTTCTAATAAGCACCTACGGGGTTGTGTGAAAGAGGAGAGTGTGATCTGCAGAATAAGTTATAGCAATAAGAAGATACATGACAGACTAATCAACTTAGGATTTAATAGTAATAAAAGCTCTTACATATTGCCTCACAACTTGCTGACATGCTCACGAGACTTTTGGCGTGGAGTGGTTGATGGAGATGGTTGGATAGGTAGATATGAAAAGCAAGACTGTAATAAGTTAGTAGAAGCGATTGGCCTATCTGGGACAGAGCTTACAGTAGTTGGGTTTATGAACTTCGTCCAGGCTGCAGGTATTGTCGCTAACACTACTCCTTACAAGAGAAAGAAGAGTAAAGTGTGGCAGGTAGAGTTGCATTGTGATATAGCAAAAGATGTTATGAAGCTACTCTATAAAGATGCTACTGTATATTTGGATAGAAAGCATCAAACATATCTTAATATAATAGAAAAAGAAAAAGAAAGTATAGGACATTTGGTAAATAGTATATAACTTCGTATCTTGTAATTGAACCAACAAAACAAAAACAAAATGAATATTAAAGTAGGAAGTAGGGTAAGTATAAAACCATATGCAAGTGGTCTCCCTAATGCAGGTCTTGAAAAGTATGATATGGTTGTAGCAGATGGTGCACAACACAAAGAACTTTTGGGCCTTGTAGAACGTAATGGAATTAAATGTTATTTAACAGGTCTTAATGAACTTGCCCCTGAAGTACAAAACATTAAAGATGCTGAAAAGAAAGAAGCTACTATCAGGGATATTCGTAAAACAATAGTATTTCTTGAAAATTCTTTGGCTGGTAACTATGCTCTTACAGAAAAAGACATTGATGAGCATGATGAAAAAGGTAAGCCTACCGGTAAGTTTTCAGATAGTTTCTGGAGTAAGGTAACTATGTTTATATCACAAGGTCCTGATAAATTTGATGATAAGAAACAACGTACTCCTACATATTGGGATAGTGTTGAGATAAAATGTAGTAACGATACTATATATCTGGACCCTAAAAATCCTCACGATATTATTCTTATATATGCTATTCAGGCAGGTGGGTTTCTTTGTGTAGCACCTTCTATGGATGCTGCTAGAAATGCAGTAGAACCACCAAAGTGGTACTTAGATAAAGAAGAAGAGACTGCAGGTATTAAAACTGAAGTTAAAAAACTTCGTAACCAGGCAGGTGGAGAACTACAGAAACTCTATGATAAAGATGCCAATAAACTATTTTATGTTACTAAACTTTGTGCTGCTAATTCTTTAGGGTACCGTAAGGCTACACCTATGGATATATTGTACGATGATTGTGATAAGTACATCAATGGTGAAACAGTAGATAAGAATAAGAAAATGACTGCTGAAAAGTTTATTGATTACTGTAAACAACCGTTAGCAGATCTTCGTGTTCAGGCTATTGTACGTGATGCTACAGAAATGCATTTGTTGACGTTTAAACAAGATGGTCAACTGTACTATAATAAGACCGGCACCCCTATGGGTAAGGGTGTTAATGACGTAGTAAAGTTTCTTGAAAATCCTTTGAATAATGATGTTTTAACTAACATTACAGAGGAAGTTGAAGAAGAATGGAAAAAATAGTAACCAATTAAAATTGAGTTATATGGCAAAGCCAATGAAACCAATGAAGCCAAGTAAGCCAAAAATGCCGAAAGGAACATGCTAAATGTAATCGGGTAGAAGTGTAATAACTTCTACCCATTTTACAATATTTAAAACTATCAGGTATGACCAACGAACTACTCCAGGTTAAATTTCAGCAGAGACTTAATAAACTCAGTTCAAATGATTATGGGAATATAGAATGTTGGATGATAGCTGAAGCATTTAATAAGGCTATGGATGCTTGGGTATCCAGGCAGTTACAAGGTATTAACCAAACTAAAAGTACTGCAGAGGGCTCTATAAGGAGTATAGATAAACTTCAAGTAATTCTTAAACAGGCACCTCTTACAATGACCAATGAAGGTATTTATTGGGAAACACTTTTGCCTGATGATTATGTTGAATGGTCGAGGATAAGTGCAGAAGCAATGATGGGTGACTGTTGCCCCGCAAGAAAGCTAAAGATTTTTCTTGGTGAAGAAGCTGATATGGATCTGGTCCTGCTGGATAAAAACAGACAACCTTCATATGATTGGGCAGAAACAGTTGCAACTGTTATGAGTGGTAGCTTTAGAATATACACAAATAACTGTTTTGATATAGTTAACCCTACTATTACTTATTATAGGAAAGCTGCACATATAAAAATAGAGAATTGTACTGACCCTGATACAGGTTTATTTATTCCACCTGGATCTGGAGTAGAATGTGAATTTTCCAATACAGTTATAGAAACTATTATTGATGAAGGTGCAGCAATACTTGCAGATGATATGGATAATTATAATAAAATGCAAGTATTAAATCAAAATGCCGAACACAGTAACTAACTAATATATGAACTTCAATAGTCCTCCCGGTGGTTATGCATCCCAACTAGCTTGGTCAGTAACCGGAATACAAGAGTTAAATAGAAGAGTAACAGCTATCCTTGAAAATGGAGGAGGTGGTATATTACCAACACTACAGCAAGTAACTGATGCAGGTAATACAACTACTGCAACAATTAATGCAACTGAATTTGCAACTTTTTCAGATGCGGGTACAATAGGTATTTCGATTACTACAAAACCCAATGGAGGGAGATCTAATATTATATTTGTACAGGAAAGTGGAACAGCAGCCATAAAATGCAATCCTTTAACCGATGATGTTACACAAGCTATACAGAATAAATCGGGAACTATTGCGCTATTGGAAAACTTTGGATACAATGTTTTTACTGTTTCAATCGGTATTGGTGATACCAATTTTACATTGCCCGTTGACCATTCAACAGGTAACGTATTGGTAGGAATAATACCTGCAAATAGTTCAAATTCAGCAGAAGTTTTAAAAGGTGGTTTTTGGGCGCAAGATAATGACACTAATTATGTCATTAATTTATTAGTTCCTTCGACCATAGCGGGTGATTGTGATTTTTATGTTACATCATTTAACGCTTAATGTTTTATAAAAATAACTAGAAATACAAAAATTATATAGTATTATAAATTAGATAATGAGTCTCCCCATATTAAACCGTTTAGGATTTTGGTATGCGACTACTAATACACCATCTCTTGCAGATGGTGTTGGTACTTTAGGTGATTGTTATCAGATAGTTACTGTAACTTCTGGTAGTGTCAACTTTATGTATAATAGGGACTTAGGTTCTGGTATGAAAACCTGGATAGCTAACCTTTATATTTATTATGATGGTGCAATATGGCAAATGATTGGTAGTGCTACAGGTGGAGGTGGTGCAGTATCATCAGTAAGCAATACAGATGGTACCATTACAGTATCTCCTACTACAGGTGCAGTAGTTGTATCATTACCTGTTATAGGTACACTTACCCCTGGTAGCTATACTAATACTAACATTACTGTAGATGCATATGGTAGAATAACACTTGCATCAAATGGTTCAGGAGGTGGTTCCCAAAATCTCCAACAAGTAACTGATATAGGGGCTATTACAACCAATACAATTACTGTAGGTTCTTTATCAGGGTTATTTAGTCAAGTATTAAACTCTGCAGTAGGTACAGAAAATGCTGCTACAGGAACATATGCTTACTTGGATTCTTCTGGATATTTAGGATTAAATAATGGTGTAGTTGAAAGTTATTTATACAATACTAACGTAACACATACGGGTGTTGCATTAGAATTTCCAAATGCAACTGCTTCTACTAATTATACTATACCAATATCTGTTAATGGTACTACAGCAGATAGTGCGGGTAATATTACAATATCAACAGGTACTGGTACAGTAACTTCAGTAACTTTAGCCAATGGTACTGGTATATCTTTATCTGGTACTAATCCTATTACCACTTCAGGTACCATTACTATAACTAACACCGCACCAGATCAGATTGTAGTATTAACTAATGGTACAGGTATTTCTGTAACTGGTACATACCCAAACTTTACTGTAACAAATACTGCACCTGCTACAACATCAGGTACAGTAACTTCTGTAGGTCTTTCATCTTCTGATATAACTGTTACAGGTACATCCCCTATTACTACATCTGGGTCATGGACATTATCTTTACCTGTAGTCAATAGTAATGTAGGTACATATAACAATGTAACAGTCAATGCTAAAGGTCAAGTAACTGCAGCAAGCAATGTATCATATCTTACAACAGCAGTAACATCTGTAGCTACTGCAGGACTTATATCAGGTGGTACTATTACTACTACAGGTACAATTACTACTTCTATGGCTACTAATAAACTAGTAGGTAGAAGTACTGCAGGTACTGGTATAATGGAAGAAATAACTGTAGGTACCGGTCTTACTCTTTCTGGTGGTACACTTAGTGCTTCAGGCACATCCCCTCTTACAACTAAAGGGGATTTATATACATACAGTACAACAAACACAAGATTATCTGTAGGACTTGATACGCAAATTCTTATAGCTGATAGTACAACTACAACAGGTTTAAAATGGGGAAGCAACACTGCTGCTACACCATTAGGTTATTACGGTGCATGGCAAGATGATAATACACAAACTGCTGCTGTTAATAATACAGCTTATGCAATGATTTACAGAACTGTAGATCTTTCTAATGGAGTTACAGTTGTTACCGATGGAACTAATCTCACAAGAATAACATTTGCAAATACAGGTATTTATAATATACAATTTTCTGCTCAGTTACAAAATTTATCTAACGCAACTGAAGATGTAACAATATGGTTACGTAAGAATGGAGTTGATTTACCTGCAACAGGTACTATAGTTGGTTTGGCTCAAAGAAAGGGTCCTGCAGATCCTTATCATACAGTAGCTTCTTGGAACTTTGTTTTAAGTGTAGTTGCTGGAGAGTATTATCAATTAATGTGGAGTACAACTAACCATACAGATGTAACTATACCTGCTTATTCGGCAGTATCTCCTGCTCCATCAGTACCATCAATTATATTAACCGTTACTCAACAGTCAGGTATCATGGCTGGAACAGGTATTACTGCAATTAATAGTCTTACAGGTGCAGTACAAACAATGGTTACCGGTACAAGTGGAACTGATTTTGCAATAGTATCTTCTGGTACATCACATAGTTTTAATTTACCAACTGCATCTGCCACTAATAGAGGTGCATTATCATCAAGTGATTGGACTACTTTTAATAGTAAACAAGCATCTGGTAACTATATTACTGGTCTTACAGGTGATGTAACAGCAGCTGGTCCAGGATCAGTAGCAGCTACTATAGCTAACAATGCAGTTACATACGGTAAGATACAAGCTGTATCAACTACTTCTAAATTACTGGGGTCATCATCTACTACTACACCTGTACAGGAAATTACAATAGGTACAGGGCTTACACTTACCGGTACCACATTAACTGCTACAGGTAGTGGGGGAACAGTAACATCTGTATCAGGAACCAGCAATAGAATAACAGTAGCAACCGGTACTACTACTCCGGTTATTGATATCTCATCTTCATATGTAGGTCAGAGTTCTATAACTACTACTGGTACTATGACATCCGGTACACTATCTACTGGTTATGTAGTAGCTGGTGTAACGATGACATTGGGTTCTGATGCTAGTTATGATATCTACTATAGAAACTCATCAGGAGTACTGACCCGATTAGCTAATGGTACTACAGGACAATTATTAACAGCCACAACATCATCTGCTCCATCATGGGCTGCACCTGCTACTAGTGGTACAGTAACCTCAGTAACAGGTACTGCTAACCAGATAGCAGTAGCTACAGGTACTACAACTCCTGTAATATCTTTGGTATCAGGAGGTACACTTCCCGGAGCATGGGCACTTGGTACACCAGCATCTGGTAACTTATCTAACTGTACTAACATAACACCAACATCCTATACAGGTTTAGTAGACTCTCATAGATTATTTGATAGTGGATCATCTATACCTGCACAGACATATGTAATAGACTATTATGCAGAATTTGGTTATACTATTAACGAACTAAGAGTTAAATGTACATCTGGTACATGCACTGCTGCTGTTCAGATAGGTGGTACTAACGTAACTGGTATATCGGCAGTATCAGTATCCAGCTCTCCTGCTGTAGGTACAGCTACTGCATTAAATACGGTTGCAATAGGAAATACAGTTACTTTAGTTATAAGTAGCAATAGTACTTTAGTTGGTCTTCAAGTAACTTTAAAATTCACAAGAACATAATGGGAAGTGTTTTATATTTTAATACTACTCCTCAATACAGGTTAGTAGCTTCTGGTTCTAACAAAGCTCTAGTAGCAGGTACAGTAACTGTAACAGGTATATCAGGTACTATAAAACTGATTGTTATCCCTATAGGTTCTGGAGGTGTACCTGCTGTAACAGATAGTAGTGGTAACATTTACAGCTATACAACAACTGTTACTGCAGGTGGAATATATGTACGACAAGCATATGTAGTAAATCCTACAACTACTTCATCAATGACATTTACCATTGCTAGTTCTGCTTGGTCTGCTTGGGTAGGATGTTTTACTGTAGACAATGCCATAACACCTTTATTAGATCAACAAAATGGTTTTGGCAGTGCTAACGTAACAAGTATATCTACAGGTTCCATAACCCCTTCTTTTACAGCAGAATTAATAGTAGCAGCAGCAGCTACTGGTTCTGGTGCTACAGGATCACCTGGGGCTATTACAG